TCATAATCTAACAAACTCTGCAAGTAACCACACAATGAAAAAGCAGCGGCATCCTGACCACTATCATTACTAGATACATCAATATCGCCTCGGATAACCTCACCATTAACATTACCAACAACACATGAATCATCAGAATGAATCCAAAAGAACAAATAATTTGGTAAATATTCAGCCTCCCGAATTTTCTCACAAATTAAGTTCCAATCACCTTCATCAGGTTGGGCATATATAAAAATTTCAACGAAAATGCCATTCACCATAAAATGGTGCAATCCGTGTAAAGATTGTTTTAACATCATAGCTAAATGTGGAGCATACATACTTTCTGAGTCTAAACTCATGTATAAGCGCGTACACTTACCATATTTAGCAACCTCATCTTTTAGTTGCGCTGTCAACTCCTTAATACCCAAAAATTCCGGAGAATGCCATTTACGACCTTTAACATATGACTCTCGTAATTTCTTTTTGATATGAGGAATTTGCGAATATAATTCTCGACTGTACAATGGAGAATATTCACATGCTAATTTATATAATTGATATTTAGCATCATGCACAACATTTTTGAGGGAATCGGTGATTAAATGATAAAACCCACGTGAACACCGATTTTTTAAATCTGAAGTCATAACTCCAATAATATTCAAAAAATCCTGGGGTATCAAACAATCATCGGAAAAAACACGATCACCTCTTGCATATTCTAAAATTAAAGGATATTCCGTAAAGTGCTTACTAATTTCTAAGGCAACAGAAAAAGAATTTTTACGTAACATTTTCTCGTACAACAAACCTTGCCCAGGTTTAGCACGTGCCCCAATTAGTCTTTTGCAAGCATTTTTAAGGTTATAATTACTAAATGAGTGTTTTGCCCATGAATCTTGATTCAACCCTGCAAACTCAAAAAATTTAGTTACGGGTTTCGATTTACCACCATCATCTGGCCCAAAATCAAAGTAACAGTTGCCGTCCCGATAAAGAACATCAACGTTTGTTTTACTTAAAATTTTGAAATCGTCTCGAACAAGCCAGTCAAGTTCAAGTGAAGGTTCCACTGAACTCTGACGCCAAGCAACACGTTGTTTATCACACATCTCATAATAATGAGGAACATCCCTCAATAGATTTTGCCCCACATGAGCTTCATTAAAACCCAAAACACAATTATTATTCATCACACGAATTTGTGATTCTGTATTACGAGACAGCACCTCCTTATGGTGTCTAGTGCGTAAAAAATAGCGCACTGTGTCCTCAATAATACCATAGTCGACTTGACCATCAATGTGATATGATTCTTTTTGTGCATGGTAATGAGCTGATGCAACCATAGAACGATCATAATGACGTCCATTGATCTTATTCACTAATTCTGAAAACAGAGGGGCATATATATACATTTCAAGACTAGGTTCAAATATTTCTTTAAGATTCTCATCCATCCAGTAATAACTTTGATCTTTACCTAAAACCACCAAAGGTGATATGAGATAATGATTAGTGTTTTTACTAGATATGCTGCTAACAGAAAACCAACCGATGCCGTAATCACAAACTTTAATAGTTTGATTGTAAGGCAACGTGTTTTTCTCAACACCAACCGGAGGAGATGTCATAATCTTCCCTCGATAACAATACAATTCAGGATATCCCTCTTTAGGGGTTAACACATAATCCACGACATTTTCAACATCAACTTCGGAGCCACCTAAGTTGATAACATTATGCTTGTGTCGTAAATGGTACATCCGATCTTGATGCTTACCAATTTTCGCCTGAATTTTTCCGGATTTGTTATCTTTATCTCTGTTATCCGTTTGCCTTTGATAACGTAAATTTTTCTTGATGAAATTACGGGATGAATTAGGGGAGCCACCTCCTAATTGTTTTAATGCATCATCAATTTCCATGTCATCATCTTCAGTCACTTCTCCATGACTCCCATTCAACTGGGATAGAGCTTGTGGCTTAACTTTATAAGTACAAACGAACACATTTGACCCAATATGCACTGGATTACATCCGACAATAAATGAGTCATATTTCACTCCACAATTTATACAACCTTCATTTTTGAAGTTTTCAACAACATAATTATTATTATTAATATGTACACTATTATACTTATTATCATTATTTACATAATTACTATTATTATTGTTATTATTATTATAATTATCATTATTACCAGTTAAAGACTCACTTTTACGCTTAGGCCTTGCTGCGTGGCGCTTACTTATCCACGAACCAGTCCGGCTTAAGATCTGGTGTTCGGAGCTAGAACTTGCGTTGTCATCAGAAAGGGGTAAATTTTCATCAGATGTTGGCAAGTCTCCGTAAAGCTTAACAGGCCCATGTCTATTTGTATTCATTGTCCGTGGCAGGAGTCGACAGCCGTGTGCCCGACGGCTGTGGGTTTAAATTGTTTTACCTTCAATGGGGGTTGCACCCCTCCGCAGTGGAAAATACCACCATTACCTCACTATGGCTGTAGGACAAGGCTTACCAGGCCCCATGTAATGAAACATTCCAATTTTCCTAAAAGCGTGATCCCGTTCACGAAAAATCATGTTTAACCGCTAATATGCTGGTATAACATGGTTAAATGTACCGTATTCACAATACATAAAATATAGTAAGAAATAAACTTGTTAAGGATATCGCGGCCAATGCAACTTGGGACCAAGTTATTTCCTCAGTCCAATGTATAGCAATGTCGACATCCTTATAAACGGACACGAGCGCTGCGTTCAGCAACAACTTCTGCAAAGTTCTTCTTCAATGAACTAGCAAATGAACCAGCATTAACACCTACCGAATCAATGGTAGCCCGGGATAATGCTGCCATCATAGAAGCAACGCCTTGGACATCCGATTCAGCTGGCATTCTCATACCATTGGATCCAGCTCCAACAATCTCTGCATGCATTCCATATTCAACATGGTGTTGATTTCCAGGCACACCAGTGACAGCCAAAATAGCAATAGGTGTGCCGGTATTGTAACCACCAGGATAAGCATAAACAAAAGGGCCACCTGAATTTGAACTTGCTCCTCCAGCTCCAGTACCAGCGAATGAATAAAAATAATTGTCATTTGCCCATGGATAAACGTTTTGCACACGTTCCAGGTTAGCAGGAGCATCAGTATCATCATTGTCTTGGTAAGTCAACTCCTCATTTCTGATGGGAGCCAATGGGTACTCGCGTGGAGTGCGAGATACGGCACTAATGACGCAATCATTAAATGACCCCAGAGCAGCAACATCAG